GTGTAGCTCAGTTGGTAGAGCGGGTAGCACGCGCGGGTTCGAGTCCCGCCACCGGAACCATTCAAGTCAAACGCGTTTCGCTTGCATGCTGGGCCGCACGCTTCAAGCCGACTTGCATTTCCCCCAAAGGGACGAACAACTCAGCCGTGCACCTCGCCCAGCCCGCCTCACCCGCGGCACGGTGACCGGAACGGCGACCACGTCGAAGGAGACACCATGACGATGAAGTCCTGCGACTGCGGCAGCATCCGACGCGTCGTCAACGGGTACGACTTCTGCACACACTGCGACACCGGACACTCCGGCTCGTGCCAACTGTGCAAGCGCTACGACGCCGCGGTATCTCGACGCCTCAACAGCTGATGCGTCCCCTGCCCGTCATCCTCATCGGCCTCACCCTCGTGAAGCTCGCCGTGCTCGTCGCCCTGTACTCGCTGCGACTCTCACCCTCCGACCCGGAGCCCGCCGATGAGTAACCGCCGCATCCGAGACGGCAAGGGCCACCGAGCGTACCGACGCCAACGAGATCAGCTGCGCCGCAGAGTCGCACGCGAAGGACTCACCTGCGCATGGTGCGGCGAACCCTTCGACCTCACACTTCCCGACACCAGCGCCCAAGGCTTCACCGCCGACCACCCAGTCGCACTCGGTAGAGGCGGGAAGCTCGTAGGCCAAGAGCTCGCACCCTTCCACAACCGATGCAACGTCCTCAAGAGCGACCACGCTGAGGTAGAGATCTGGGGAGCATCATGATCCTCGCCTGGATCAACCAGTGGCACCGCCTCTCGCTCGTGCGCAGAGGCCACAGGGTGCACCTCCACACCGACCCGGCATGCATCCGGTACACGCGACCACGACCCGGCACGCGGCTCGACCGTGCATCCCGAGGCGTCTCATGCCCACTGTGTATGGACCCCGGGGGTACCCCTTAGAAGTCTGATGTGCTGCCAACCTCCCGCCTGGGTTGGCGCTTCTCTCCGCGGGGGATTTTGGGGCGTGTGGGGGAATTGGAGGGCTGTGATGAGTCGTCCGAAGGCCCCGTGTGGCACCGATGGCGCGTATCGGCGTCATCTTCGGGATGGCGAGCCGGTCGACGAGGCGTGCAGGGCTGCTCATGCGTCTGCTGGCCGCGATTCCCGCTCGACTCCCGCCCCTGTCGTCGCGTTCGTCGAGGAAGGCCCCGCTGATGACGACTCGGGCGATGATCCCGACGACATGCAGCTGATCCTCGACACTCTGCGCACGGCGTTCAAGGCTGTCGCGGATGAGGACCCTACGAAGCTCGCTCCGATCGCCCGGGAGTTCCGTGCCGCGGTCGAATCCGTTCGAGGGCCCGTGCAGCCTCCGAAGGAGTTGAGCCTTGTCGAACAACTCGCTGAAGCACGAAGGGCTCGGGCTGCAAGAGCCCAGGGTTCGGGCGCTTCCGCTTAGCCGCGTCGACACGCTCCTCGATGATGTCCTCGACATCTGCGACATCGCGTCCATTCGGAGCGACCCGTGGCAGGAGGGCGGTCTCGACGCGGTCTTCTCGATCGACGCGGCCGGACAGTGGGCGGCGACGGAGTTCGGCTTCCTCGTGTCGAGGCAGCAGGGCAAGGGCAACATCCTCCTGCCGTACGAACTCGCTCACCTGTACCTGTGGCCTCGCGAGGACGGTGCCCCGAAGCTCATCGGGCACACCGCCCACGAGGGGCCCACAGCGCGCGAGGCGTTCCGGCGGGCGCGGCGTGCGATCCTCTCGTCTCCTCTGCTCCGGGCCGAGCTCGTCGGCGGCGGCAAACAGACCGCGCAGGGTGTGTCCGGGATCTCGACGGGCAACGGCAACTGGTCCATCGAGCTGAAGAACGGCAACCGGCTGGTGTTCTTCACCAGGACCGGATCAGCCGGCGTCGGCCTCTCGTTCGACGTCCTCATCGTCGACGAGGCACAGCACTCCCCGCTGACGATCCTCGAGGCGCTGCTGCCGACGACGGACGCGAGCCCGAACAAGCAGGTGCTCTTCACCGGCACGGTCCCGAAAGAGGACCAGGACGGCGAGTACTTCGAGGGGCTCCGCGTCCGCGGCCGCAAGGGCGGCTACCAGCGCACCGGCTGGATCGAGTACACCCCGGTCGGTTCCGATGACACCGACCTCGCCGACAAGATCGACTTCGGCAACCCGCAGGTGTGGCGTGAAGCGAACCCGGGCCTCGGCATCCGCCTCGCGTGGAAGACGATCCAGGACGACTGGGACCGCATGGGCCAGACGAACCCTGCAGCGTTCGGCCGCCAGCGCCTATCGGTGTGGCCGTCCCGTCGCCCGGAAGCGGTCGCGCAGCTCTCCGAGCTCGACATCGAGCGGTGGAAGAAGAACTACCTCGAGGGCGGGCAGCTCGGTGACGTCGCCGTCATCTCGATCGCGGTCGCCCGTGGTGGCGGCTCCGCATCCGTCGCTGCAGCGTCCCGCATCGGGCCTGACGAGATCTTCGTCGAGCACAAGGACACCCGAGCCCAGACCCGGTGGGTGCCCGAGTACGTGAAGACGCTCAAGGCGGAACTCGGCAACGCGCTCGTGGTGCTCGACGAGAAGAACGCGGGCGCGATCATCAACGCTCTCTCGACCGCGGGTGTGAAGCACATGGCGATGAACCTCAACGAGGTCGCCGCAGCGCACGCCATGTTCGTCGAGGACTCCAACGCGGGCCTGATGCGTCACCGCGGTCAGGCCGAGCTCACTGCCAGTCTCCGGTTCGCGACGACCCGGCCCCTCGCCGGCGGGTCGACGTGGGAGCCATCCGACCCGACTAAGCCGATCACGCAGGCGCAGGCAGTGACCTGGGCGGCCTGGGGTGTGACGAAGTCCGAGGCGTCGCCGCCGAAGAAACCAGCAGTTGTCCGCGGCTACGCGTGAAGGAGGTCTGAGTGCCCAGGTCAGCTACTGAGCTCGGAGAGCTCATCGCCTCGATCACCACAGACGCCCGCAACGAGTGGGCTCGCCTCGCCACCTTGCAGAAGAAGATCGACGGGAAGCTCATCCGCACGTGGATGCCCGACAACGCTGACGTCGAGTACCGCGACCTGTTCCGGAAGGCGTCGTCGCCGTGGCTGGCGTTCACCCGCGACTCGATCGCGCAGGGCTGCATCATCGACGGCTACTCCTCAGAGCGGGTGTGGGTCGAGGCGTGGCAGGCGAACGGCATGGACGGCCGTCAGGGCGAAGTGACTCGTGAGGCCATCGGCCTCGGCAAGTCCTACGGCCTCAGCCTCCCCGCCGATGGCGGCGGCGTCGTCATGCGGCCCCTGTCGGCCCTGTCGACCTACGCGGTTTATACCGACCCGTGGGACGACTACCCGTCCTGGGTGCTCACCCGGGTGGGGAAGCGCAAGGCTCAGTTCTGGGACTCCGACTGGATGCTCATCGACGAGGAAGCGTCGTACCGGTTCAAGGGCGACGCCCGCACCCCGATCGACGTCCTCGTCTCCGAGCACAACCTCGGCTACACCCCGGTGGTGCTGATCCCGAACACGCTGTCGATCGACGGGGAACCGAAGTCGTCGGTCGAGCCGGCGATCCCGATCTACCAGCGCATCGTCGACGCGACCTTCACCCTGCAGATGGTGCAGCGGTACGGTGCGTTCCCGCAGAAGTGGATGGCCGGCGGCGAGCTCGCCCTCGACACCAACGGGCAGCCTGCCGTCCGGTCCTCGGTCGACGGCCTCATCCACGCCTCCGGCGTCTCCGGTGAGACTGCCCGGTTCGGGACGTTCACGGCCGCCGACCTCGAGCAGGTCGTCTCCGCGCTCGACACCCACATCAAGCACCTCTCCGCTGTGTGCCAGGTCCCGCCCCACTACCTGCTCGGCGCGGTCGTGAACATGTCCGCTGAGGGCATCGCGGCGGCCGAGTCGGGGTACTTCCGGAACATCGACGACCGCAAGATGTCGCTCGGTGAGGGGTACGAGTTGTGGCTCCGCACGGCGGCCGCGATCCTCGGTGACGTGGACGCGGCTGACGACACGTCGTCGCAGGCGCACTGGAAGGACGTGTCCGCCCGGTCGCTCGCGCAGATCTCCGACGCAGTGGTGAAGCTCTCCACCGTGGGTGCCCCGCTCGAGATGCTCTTCGCGCTCATCCCCGGGTGGTCGAAGACAGACGCCCTCGAGGCGGCCGCGTACGTGCGCGAGCACCCGACCATCCCGGCCCCCGCACCGCAGCCCTCCATCGGGCAGTAGAACTCACCCGCGCACGCGGGGACGCAGTCACGGCAGCTGCTCACCATGCCGGCACATCGACGGATTCACGGAGGATCACCCATGACCGACCCAGCCCCCACCCCGACCCCGGCACCCGCACCTGCTCCCGAGCCCACCCCGGCCCCCGAGTACAAGGCGCCGCAGTCGCAGGAGGAACTCGACCGCATCGTCGAGGGCCGACTGCAGCGGGAGCGAGCCAAGTACGCCGACTACGAGGACCTGAAGAAGAAGGCCTCCGATCACGACGCGTACGTGGAGTCGCAGAAGACCGAGGCGCAGAAGGCGATCGATGCCGCGCGAGGCGAGGCGAGCACTGAGGTCACTCAGAAGTTCGTCACCCGCCTCGTCAACGGCGAGGTTAAGGCCATCGCGGCGACCCTCGGCTTCAACGACCCCGGTGATGCGCTGCAGGTGCTCGACCCGTCGAAGCTTCCCACGAAGGACGACGAGCCCGACACCGACGCGATCAAGGCGCTCGTGGAGAAGCTGGCGGCCGACAAGCCGTACCTCGTGAGCGGGGACGCGGCCCACAAGCCCCGCACCCGCCCGAAGCCGGCACCGGGTGATCCTGCCCCGAAGGACGACGCCTCCAAGGGCGGCAAAGGCAAGGCCGCGTCGGCGCTGCGACAGCTCGCAGCGAACCGCGGTCGCTGAGAACACCCCTCCTCAACTGACCCGCACCGACTCGGTGCATTCGAAAGGACGCCATCATGGCTGACATCTCCCGCGCCGAAGTCGCGACCCTCATCCAGGAGGAGTACTCCGGTGCTCTCCTCGACAACACCGCCGAGAGCTCCGCGGCGATCCGCGCGTTCGGCACCGTGCCCCTCGGCACCAAGATCACCAACGCGCCCGTGCTCACCACCCTCCCCGAGGCTGGCTGGGTGTCGGAGTCCGCCACCGACGCGGCCGGCGTGAAGCCCACCTCGCAGGCGGTGTGGGCCAACAAGCAGTTCGTCGTCGAAGAGGTCGCGGTGATCATCCCGATCCACGAGGACACCCTCGAGGACGCCACCGAGGACCTCCTCGCGAACATCACCCGGCTGGGTGGTCAGGCGATCGGCAAGAAGCTC